GATAAGCCGTCTATCGGCTTATTCGATGCCTTTATATCAACGTTCATAACCGTTTGGTGCAAATCCCGTGCAAACGGTGTTCATTTATGTAAAGATGCGATAATTTTATAACATCGATATTAATTATGTTTTGTTTACCATTTACGTGTATTATAACACGTCGAATCACTTTTCTTCTATTGTATGTCTGATCAGATTATCATGAAGCCAGAAATAGAAGTGATCACTATGAAAAATAAAATTGAAGTTGAATATTCTGATGGAAGTAGCAAAGTCTTTACAAGCATTGGTTATAAGAGAAATGACTCTTCACATTTTGGAGCTACTCGTGAAATACTTGAATACAACGTTAAAATACCCACCGGCTCAATGGCACGTTGGTTGTACTTCTACATAATCAGCAGTGATGAAATTAATAGCGCTCAAATAGCAGCATTACCAAACGAGTATACTGGCCGATCAGCATTTGTTGATTTCTTTGATGGCAAGTATATCATTCATGCCAAAAAAGACTTCGAACTTGATGGAAAATACTTCTGTTACATCAGTGGCAATAACATCATATTTGTAAAGATGACAAAAAAATAGCCTGACGATTGCCAGACTAGGTTGTTTTAGTACCTGTCATAAACAGGATATAGCAATTTGTGATTGCTACACTCAAAATATATCATCTATCAATAAAGCTTTCAACAGCAAAAAAATAAGGCCCCCAACCGTATAAGCTGGAGGCCTTTTGCAATGATTTTCCTATTACTATGATATAGATTGTTTTGCTAATTAGATATAGCCATTTTGATATATTCAGATATTTAAATATCGTTACCGTTGAATCCTGATCCTTGAGCATACTTGGCTGGAATATACATATTTGTGGCAACCTTGTAGCATAATCCGACATTTGGAATATCAGTTAACTTATCGGCCGTCTTCCATGTTGATCCACCTTTAAATGTCTTATTTGAATCTGCCATGTAATGACCGTCAGAATCATACGCATTGATGCCGTAATTTGAGTTATAGTTCACTACTGCTATACCTTTAAAAGTTGTAGAAGCCTGTGGAACGTACGTATCAACGCCGATGTGATAGTAAGGCTGGCCATTTATGGCGATAATCTTATTCGATATCCAATCGCTACCAGAAATAACATCAGTTCCTGTATTGGCTGTGCCATCAAAATGATAGGTTGTGTACGCTTTGTAAGAATTGCCTTTTACTGATACTACGTTTGAAATTGTACTTTTAGGATCAACAACTGCTGGCAATTGTCCCGTGTAGAAATCATCATAGATCTGTGACACGTCGAAATTGCCATAACTGGCTTGGAAGTTGTACGTGCTTCCCCACTGCCACGCATGATTGTTTGAATACCAGTTCTTTCCACTTGCGTTGTACGGATAACTCGCAATCCAGCCGTTACCGTTAGCGATATCCATCTTAGTGCCTAGCCAGCTCGACATAGTATAGATATCTGATCGATAACCGAACTTCTTAATTTCATCCATGAATACCTGATTATTAGCGTTGTTAGTTGCTCGTGAAAGTCCATTTTGTTGTTGCGCTTCCACGTCAGTTACTAGGACGGCGCCTATTGGCAAGCCTGCGGACTTGGCCACTTTGCCAGCGTAATCTGCCTCCGCTATTGCTCCAGCTTGAGTTGTGTAACGTGCAAAATGGTAGCCGTTAATATACAGCCCTGCCGCTTGTGCGGTTGTAATGTTGTTAGATGCTGTGTAATCGGCGTAGTAAGTACCTTCTGAAATCTTTGTAACTACTGACTTCACACCGTAATTATTGCGCATATCAACAAAATTAGCTGTAGTCATATAGCCATTGTGGTTAGATACATCCACCATATCGGTATTAGCTGCATCAACTTTACCACCGAAAAAAAATAAGCCTGCTAGCAGCAGACTCATAATATAAATTAGTTTATTTTTCATTGGAAACCTCCGAATCAGGCTTCTTTGATGTGTCGTATATGATACCCAAAAGGCCACCAATAGATAATAGTGAGTTAACCACATCAGTGATCTGTTGTGCTAGTCCCTCCGGCATTGAAATTCCAAAAATTGATAATACTTGTTGAATTAGTACCAGCAAAATTGATACCAAAGAAGCCCACCAAATTGGTGAGTGCCAATCAATCGATAATTTGCTTTTAATCTTCTCCGTCTTCATTCTTTTCCCTCCTGTGTAAATGATTTTTATCAAACAAGAAATCAATCTCAATATCGTGTCTTTCAATATCAAGATGATTCTTACTTATCTTCTTCTCTAAATCAGAATGCGCCTTAGCAGAATTGTCACTCAAGTTTTGGATGGCACCACTTAAATCTTTCAACTGATCGCCAATTGGATTAAATAAAAACGTTTTAAATGCACCAACTAAGATTGAAATAATTGAAATTATTCCAAGCCATTCCGATATTGAAAATCCTAAAAACAAATGTGGTGGCATCAACATCCCTCCTTTCGTAATATTCGAATCAAACTATTTAGCTGGTTCTTCTTCGTCAGCAGCTGGTGTAGTAATCTCCAGCAATCGTTGACGTGCCTTAGCTTCGATTTCCTTACGTGTTAGATCATCTAACCCATCGCCTGTTAGTGAGACTTGAGACGTTAGATATTCGCTACCTTGGTTACCTTGAAATTGAATCATGATAGATGTGGTTTCGTTGTTATCTCCAAATTGATATGTGATTGATTGTAAATTTACTTTCATTATTCTTCATCCTCTTTTTCATCATTTTGTGTTGCTGATTCTAGCGCTTCATGCAATTGGAAATATACTTCAGCATCGTTGCCGGCCAATTCTGTATTAGCAGCGTAATCGTCAACTACTTTCAACATATCAGCTGTATGGCCAAGATACGTACCGCCCTCTATTTCTGCCTCCTGCTTGAGCAGCTTTGTATGCTCTGAATTCCATTCCTGCTTATTTTCATCAGGAATATAAAAGTTCCCATCTGGCAATTTTTTCAACGGATTATCTTCCGCAACTGGCTTGGAATTGTCTTCTGGTTCACCATATTGCTTCAACATTTCCATCTCGGCATCTCCCAAAGATTGAAGCGATACTTGAAGCAGCTTAATAAATTTTGATCGTGCTAATGACTGGGTACCCTTTAATTTAGCTGCTTTCAAAAATTCGATTGATGGTACTAAATATTGATTTTCTAATGTTATTTTCATATTTCCTCCAAATTAAAAAGCACCGGCTTTTGTCGATGCTCGTTTTTTAACTAAAATGTGTAATCATGCCAAGAAACCGCTGTTCCTCCTGATTTGTTAAATCCAGTTGCAAATGATAGAGTTTTGCCTTTAAAGAAATAAACTACTCTCTTAATATCTGATAGTGAAATAGCATTGTTACCCGATGATAACCAAAGTTCACCACTACCAAATGCAAGACCTGAACTAGCACTTGAATTCTTAATAGATGGCATATTCGATTCCTCACCGGTAACTGTTAACGTTGAGAACTTTAAAGGTGTTGATGCACCATAGATTTTAACGTTATTTGACGTATTGCTAAAAAAGATATGATCATTTACATTTAATTCATCTCTAAAAACAGCAGGATTTTGGAATCTAACATCATCGCTAAATAAGAAACCTGCATCAACACCAACTGTAGATGCTGCGCCACTGTCCATCCAACGAAGAACAGTGGTATATGAGGTTTCCGATGGCGAACGCTTACGTGACCATGACATATAATCGCTTAGATATTCCAGATCAAAATTAAGTCCCTGAACATTAGAGTGACCTACCCAAGTATTGGAATGAATACGTCCTACAAGTGAACCATAGTTATCCGGATTCGATACAAGTAACCCGTCTGAGGTTAATTGCATAGATATTTGCCCACCGTCATATGTAGCTAAACTGCTTTGGTTAATAACCATACCAGATAACTCGTTGTTGAGACCCACACGAATCATATTAGTAGCTAACTTATCAGCCGTGATAGACTTCGATGCAATACTTGAACCATTCAAATTAATTACATTTATAGTTTTGGCATCTAATGTTCCAGCAGTAATCTTATCAGCCGAAAGGTTTGTTATAGCAGCAGACGGAATAAATGCACTACCACTAAAAATTACGGAATCAGCATCTAGGAAGATTTTGTTTGAATGGATCAACGTTGATCCAGCTTCCACGTTAATCTGACTTAATAAGTTGTCTTTACGAACTAACAAACCGAAAGCGTCCGATAGCTGTGTTACCTGCGTTGATGAGCCACTACCAGTGTCTGCGGCGTTGGTTATTGACATACCTGTTACTAGACCCCAATCTATAAGACTAGCTTCAGCAGACTTGGTAATTGCTGGCATGGCTGAAACATAACCATTAGGTATTGTTAACTTCCCCGTATATTTAGCAGCTTTTATATTTTTATCAACTGTTATTGCTGGGAAAAATGAACTTTTTCCAGAACTATCAGTTAATTGTAGACCGAACTGAATATCTCCCTCTGTTAACGTCGTGTCTATCCAAATCTCAAAGTTAAATTCCTCATTAGCTGAAACTGCAAAAGAATTTTTAGATTCAACCACAGACGTATCCACAAACGTTAACACGGCCGTATGACCATTACCAGCGTTTATTTGATATGTGTCGTCCTTATTGGCACCTACAATCTTTCCGTGCCATCCACCAGTTTGACCATCATCAAACCATCGCTTTAGGACGTACTCTTTAACGATCCCAGCCGGATTATTGGCGCTCGTGATAGTCGTAGTAATTTGATTAGCCAGTTGAGTAATTTGCGATTGATCAGCCTTGTTTATAATCGTTCCTTGAATTTTATCAATAGTTTGAGAAATGCTAGAAACTGCCGTGACTGTTGCATTATCAGCTGGGTTCGGACACCAATCAGTTGCCAGACTACCTTTTTCCAGCTTTTCACTGTTAAATACCACCGTCTGTGAATCCGGCGCATTGTTTAATACCATATGTGCTCCCACAAAAGCCGCATTTTCCGGAGCTACCTCTGTAGTTTTTCGCATGCCAATATCTTTACCAGGAACATTAGTAGAATTTAAAATAAAATTTTTACCGCTGTCGAAAAACTGGAGTTCTGGGTAACAATCATATGTCGTACTTTTAACGATTACAGAATACGTATAACTTGCCCCCGGAGTGCACGGAATTGATGCATTTGTTCCATTGCTTGACAGGCTTCCGAGTTCCCACCCAGAACCGGACAAAGTATAGTCTTGTGCATTGCTTGTTCCCGTTAATAGATTGGTCCCAACAGCACTATCTTGAACTTGTGTTTGAACCGTTTCTAAGGTACTGCTTACTTCTGTTGCAGTCTGCTTCAACTGACTGATATCATTCTTATTAGTACTATTGTCAGTTGTAAGTGTATTAAACCCACTAGTCAATTCTTTAGATGACACTTGTAGAGTACTGATATCAGTAGTGTGCGTACCGAGAGTATTGGTAACGGTTGTAAATTGATCTCTAAACCCATTGGAGTCTGCCTTGAGGTCGTTGATACTGGTTGTCTGACTATCGACCGTATTCTTAATACTGGATATAGCACCATTAATACCATCGGCAGTTATTTTAATCTGATTGTTAGACCAATCTTGAGTAGCATATCCATTAAGATCCTTCTGCTCGATTTTCTTAGAGATATCAGTTTGCATACCATCCACAGTTTGTGAAATCTTGGATACAGCCGTGACTGTTGCATTGTCTGCCGGATTAGCACACCAATCAGTAGCTACCGAACCTTTTTCTAGCTTGTACCGATGAGTACTTAGCCAATCAGATAATTTGCCACGAACGTCACCTTCATCTGTAAAATTAATAGAGAATCTAATATACGCAGCATTAGAATGACTTAATGTTTGTGTTGATGAAGTTATACTTTGCCAACCAAGAAAGCTTTTATCACTATCATACATTGCCAAAGTATGATTAACGCTGCCTTTGAACACATAGTCTGGTGAACTTAACGTAAATACAGTTGCTCCATTAGTGGCTATATAATTATCTGAATGAAAATCATCGCTACTGAAGTTGATTCCACCATTCTTTCTAATAAGATACCCACTTTTTAAATCCGATTGGACGATTAAATTGGTTCCTACCGCACTGTTTTGAACCTGTGTCTGAACAGTTTCTAAGGTACTGCTGACTTCCGTGGCAGTTTGCTTAAGCTGACTAATATCGTTCTTATTAGTACCATTATCAGTCGTTAACGTATTGAAACCAGTAGTCAATTCTTTGGATGACGCTTGTAAGGTACCAATATCAGTAGTTTGCTTTCCCAGCGTATCATTAACAGTCGTAAATTGAGTTTTAAACCCACTGGAATCGGCCTGAAGGTCATGGATACTAGTCGTTTGACTATCAACCGTATTCTTAATACTGGACATAGTGCCGTTTATTCCATCAGCAGTTACCTTAAGCTGATTTTGTGTCCAATCCTTGGTGGAATATCCATTCAAATCAGTCTTAGTCAGCTTAACAGCTAGGCCACCCTCTAGCTCAGCAATGGTCATAGTCGATCCATCAGTTAACGTCTTATAGCTCTGATTAACTGCTCCAGCAATTTGCTTAGCATCTTTAGAATCAGCTTCAGCAGACAACGCTTGGGTTACTGCTTCACTAGCACTTGCTTGAGCACTCAGGGCATTAGCTGCGGCACTATCCGCTTTTTGCTTAACTGTACCAAACTCCGAAGCTGTTGATTCAGCTTTAGCAACTGCTGACACTGCACTAGACTGAGCCGAAACTGAATTATCTAGTGCTTGCTTAACTTTTTGGTTAGTGTCATCAAACTTAGCAGCTGTTACCTTAGCGTTAGAACTGGCTTCTTCAGCTTTGGCCACAGCGTCATCAGCCGACTTCTTAGCTGCATCGGCACCTTTAATAGCTTCGTCAACCTTATTCTTGATCTGCTCTCCGGTAGTGTCATCGACACGAATCAACCACTGGCCATCTTCATATTGCTTCATGACAATAGTTCCATCGGCCTGAGTTTGATACCAAAGGTCGCCCTCTTTTGGATGTTGTGGCTCATCCTCTGACCAATTAACGTTGACACCGCCGTTATTAACAGCGAAGCCAGCTGACGATTTAGCATCGTTAGCAGTTACCTGCGCTTGTTTGACTGATGAACTGATACCACTCAAACGCTCAGCTGTTGACATAACTAGCTTGTCACCGATTGTGATGGTTGAGTGGTTCTCATTCTTACGATTCCACTTGATGCCAGTAACGCGAGTTTGATATTTAATATCTAGATCATAACGAACTATGGTTACTGTCTCACCTAAATTTAAGAATCCGACATCGCCGACGGTTGCCTTGAACTGAACTTGTGGGACTCCAACTTGTAACAAGTGTTGCCATGTCTCACGTAGGAGGTTAGCTGTGTCCTTCTCATTGTCAAATTCAACTATTCCAATTCTTGGCGCACCGTCTGAATAACCATAAAGTGCCGTAGCTTGTGGCCATTCAATATATTCTTGTCCTGCCGGTTTATCAGCTGGATCACCAGCAGATTTTGACCATGATTCGTTAGCAAAATTAATCTTACGACTGTAACCGCCAGTTAACTCGCCAGTATCTTCATTGGTCTCCTCAACACCGGCACCTCTACCAACTAAAGCAGTATAAACATCTGTGTCATTAGTCTGCTTCTCAACCGTTAGAGCATTGCTACCATACACAAAACGACGGCCATTATTGCCACCTTGCTGATAATAGAGGTTGACGTATCGGCGTGTGATTTTGTTACCTTCGATGTTTACAAATGGAACAACATCGACCTGCCACGTTTCTAGAATCTTGCTGAAACAATCTAAATATGGCAGATAGTAGAAGTCAGCATCGTGATATTCGTTATTTAACCGATCATCAACATAATCAATGTTCCAACGAGTATTATCTAAAATTAAATGAAGCGCCTGAACACTTGTAATGTTGTTCGGACGCTTTTCTTTAATATATCCATATCCCTTTAAGTCATCATAAAATGCACCGGTACCGTTAAATACGATTTCTTTATTTTGAACTTGAGCGATGGTTTTACGATATAGCCAGAAATTATGTTCACTGTTCCGATCTGAGATGGCAAAATATCGAACGTTATCCAGATCTTTGGTATATCTTTCATCCAATACCAATGAACCAGAAACGGCGTCAGCCTTGTGACTTTGAATATCTTGAAACAGCTCTAGGATATCTTCTGAGGGCGGATTATCAATAATATTTTCGTTCTTATCAAGTAAGTAAAATTTCAACCGCATCACCTCATTTCTTTATATTTGATTACTAATTTCCCAGTTGGAATTGTTGAGCCACTTCCTGTAGCTTTGAAATTCTCGAAGTCTGAATCGAACGCTAACCACTCTAACTTATTGACCCCATTAAGAGTTATAACCTGTGTACGTGGCAAAATATGAATCGTATCGCCACTATTGATTGTTCCTGACACTGCTAGCCGTTGACCTGAATTATTAGTTATTTTCAAGCTCGAAGTCGATGCTGCAGGCGTGAACGCCATTTCTGTTATCAGATAATTACCAGCCGGGAAACTAAATTTTCCATCTGAACTCGTAATAACCTTTTCAGCTGAATATTTTTTTGGATCACTGGCCGTAATTGTGAATGAGCCTACTCCTGACAGCTTCCCGGCTGGCACCTCACTAGTTGCCGTCACAGTTCCGATATAGTGCCAGTCTTTTTGATCATTGAAGCTGAACTCGAATTCCTTAGCAGCTAAAATTGCCGCAAGTTTATCTTGCATTTCAATCATTTCAGCAGCGTTCGAAGTGGTTAATTGATACGTCACTACGATCGGTCTGATAGGTAAATTTGAATCAACGTACCTTTCCCCGTCCATTCCATCTAACGATTGTGCTGTTAGCTTGTAACCCAACGCTCCACGGCCTGTGACCGTTAACGTCCTATAACCTGAAATTGTGTTTTCAATCGGGTTTTGCCCGATTAAAAGCGCCTCTGAACTAATATCTGAATCGATAGAAGTATCAGGGACGCTGTCCTTGAATTTATAAATTTTAATCACCTTCATTTCAAATTTTAATAGCCTAAATCTAGTTCGATATTCTGTTCTTGTTGACTAGTAATATCGCTAACGAACGCTCTGAATGAACGTCCTGCAACATTGAAATTAAGCACCGCTGGTTGTTTTTGCGAACTATTATCATGAATTGACGCAACCATGTCAACCGTCGAATTAGCTTGCAACCCAACCTGTGCAGATACCTGATCAGCTAAATTAATGTGACTAGCATTATCAGTTAATGAACTAACCACGTTACCCATCGCATCGGCAGCATTACCACTATAATCTGTAATACCTTCCGCAATACCTAACGATAGATATTTACCAACTTCATCCCTCATTAATCTTGAAGGTGAATGAATCTTTGCTACTCGTCTAGCCTCGTTATTAACTCGAATCACAAGATTACGCATAGCAATTACTGCGTTATTAGAATTGGCATTGATACCATTAGCGACACCATTCGACATGTTTTGACCAACTGGACGGAATGAAACTGAATTGGCTCCACTTTGAGTATATTGTGCTAGTCCCTTACCGGCTGATCTAGCGGAATTGTTACCACTCTTTACACCAGAGTTATAAGACTCACCGTTATTCTTACCAGCGGCCTTATGAGCGCTCTTCTGAGATTTCTCACCGTCAGCGGAAGCCTTAGCGACTTCTTTACCAGTCGACTTAGCTTGTTGTTTTTTCTTCTTTAATTCTTTGCTATAAGCGTCACCGTTATCTTTACCGGATTTACCATGCTTCTTTGTGTCTTTAGCACCACTTGATGATTGATCAGCTAAATATTTACCAGCATCTTTAAACTTCCCAGCTTTCAGTGCTTTAATAAAAGATTGCTGACCCTTATCACCTTTCTTAAACATAGAATCAGGCAAGGAATTCAAACCTTGAACAGTATTATCATTCATGACCTTTGATGCTTCTTTAGCCGTAAACTTACCATCTTGCAAAGCTTGAACAAGCCCGTCGACGCCTTGCGTACCACCACGTTGTAATAATGTGGCAAACGCCTGCATCTGTTGACCGGTATTATTATTCATCTGAACAAATGACAAATACATCTGCTGTAACTGAACAGGTGTAATATCGGTCATCTTTTGAAGTCCAGCATTCCAAGTATCGAAGTTCAACTTAGATCCGTTGGCAATTGACATGTTCATCTGAGTTCCGAAATTTCCTTGTTCCACTAACAGATCTTTGTTGTGCTTTTGAGTAGCTGCAAGATCTTGTTGATACTGTGCCTTGGTTGTTGCATCTTTAGCGGTGGCAATCTTATTGTGCAAGTCTGTTATCTTCTGTTCGCCAGCCGTTATAGCTTGCTGACGTGCTTGATAGTTAGCTTGTACAGTGGTAATCGTTGCTTGTTGCTCAGTGGCACTAAGCTTCTTACCGTTAGCAACTTTCGAAAGTTGAGCTTGAACATAGATTTGATTCTGTTCTAGTAGTTTCTCTTTGATCTTCTCGTTTTGCTTAGTAAGAATCTTAGCCTGATCTTCGGTCATTGCTGTACCGTCAGTGAATCGACGCTGTTGCAATTGTCTATCTAAGTCAGCTGAAATATTAATAAGATTTTGACCATTCTTTTGCGTTGCAGTTGCTAATTTAGAATTAGCAGCATTAACGGCAGCCAGTCTCTTATCACCAGTCAACTTCTCGGCAGCAGTCATAGACTTCTGATATTTCTGTGAAGCTTTCTCAGTAGTCTTTTGATAAGTGTCAAGTGTCTTGTTGACGTCGGATAAGAATTTTTTCGTCTTATCAGATACGCCATCAGTATCAATTACCTTGCTGAAATCAGCTTTTGAAGCCTCTACATCAGTCTTCATCTTTTTGGCAGAATTAGATACATCTTTCATCGAAGCGGCAGCTACTTGAGCAGCTCCCTTAGTGTCAGACTTAGTCTTATCCGTGGATTTTCCGAATTGGCTCATCGTTTCCGATCCAACCTTCCAAGCATCTTTGAAAGCTGAACCCATGTCACCAATAGACTGAGTGGTACCCTTCATGGCTTTAGTAGCCTTATTCATTGATTCTGAACCATCGGACCCGCCACGTTTCCACTTCTCAAATAGTGCCTTAACACCATAATATGCAGCTTGAGATGCTTGAACGATGGCAGCAAGTGCATCGACTACGACACGTAATGCAGTAGCTAAGCCAATTGCAGCGATAGCAAGAGCAGATATAACACCAACGCCGGCAATCTTAAATATTTTCTTCAACGAATCGGATACTGGATCTAGTGTTTTCTTGATAGCGTCAATAGGCTTCTGAACTGATGCTAGAATTCCTTTAATCCCTGATATAGCTTTATCAACCACGCCGTGAATATTCATAAAATTAGAATTCCACGCAGCATAGATTGCGACAGCAACTGCGGCAACTGCTAATGCTGGTGGCATAACAGCAGCTAACGAACTAGCTAAAGCCGTGGCAGCACTACCAGACATCCCCATAGCCGATAGCATAGGTGTTAAACCTGATGTAACGGTATTTTCGAACTTACCTGATAAACTACCTGCTTTATTGCCTAAAGCTGTAAACGTTTTACCTAAATCCTTAGCGGCTTGCTTAGGATTCTTCAAACTATTAACGATAGAAGTACCGGTATTCTTAAAACTGTTACCGATTTTCTTCAAACCATTCTCATATCTTGAATAGTCATCAGACCCCATTGCCTTACCGAAGTTAAATACAGATTTAGTTGTACCTGTAACTGGTTTTGCAAGTGTCGTAAAGGCTTTACCAATCTTGCTTAGACCTGTCTCATACCTTGAATAATCGTCTGAACCCATAGCCTTACCAAAGTTGAGTGTTTCTTGTGTTACACGTTTGATAGCTGATAGCGGTGTTCCAAATGCTAGTTTCATTACATTACCAGCATTTTTAGCAACACCCATTGTCATAGTTGTACCGTTTCTGACTAGAGTTAGATCAGCTTTCATTGTCTCCAATGCAGCTATTGTCTTAGCTCCACCGACACCGATACCCTTAAACGTTTCAATTCCAACAAATACAGGCATTAATAACTTCAATGCTCCAGTTACCTGCTGAATTGATGGCAAGAATTTAGCAAAGCTCTTTGCTACTTCAATAATATGTTTAGTTTCTTTTCTAATTTCATCCTGATTATCAGTTAAATAGTCAGTTAACTTACCAACCGCATCAGAAGCTGAGTCAACTCCAGCTTTCAGAACGCCACTAAACGTTTGCTCAAATGCGATTGATAGTGATTCTAATGAGCCACCAAACTGCTCGACAGAACTAGCTAGATCATCTTGCATAGTCTTAGCCATTGCCTTAGCTGAGCCATCTGAATTCTTTAACGAGTTAGTCAGCTTCTCTAACTTACCATTTTGAGCATCTAGCATGACATTCATAGCACGGCCACCTTGAACACCAAACATAGTTGCTAATTGAAATTGCTTAGCTTTTGGTGGGAAAGTCCCCAATGATTTCTTTAGTTCTTCAACAATTTGATGTAACGGTTTCATCTTTCCTGATGAATCATAAGCACTAAAACCGATTTGGTCCATCAACTCTTTAGCTTCATCAGATGGCTTTTGCAAGTGTGTAAGAGCCATACCTAGGTTAGATCCAGCCATGCTACCTTTTATTCCGGCGTCGCTAAGCACCCCAATTGCGGCAGAAGTTTCCTCCAATGATTGACCAGCAGCATGAGCTTGCGGTGCAACCATCTTCAAAGCTTCACCCATGTCACTAGCTTCGGCATTGGTATCTGCTGCAGCACGAGCGAACACATCGGCAACGTGACCAGCTGAACCAGCAGACAAACCGAAACCATTCAAAGCAACGGCAGCATTTTCGGCAGCATCTCCGACATTACCACCAGATACGGCAGCTAGGTCCAAAACTCCAGGCATCGCTTCCATTATCTGTTTGGGCTTCATACCGGCACTGGCCAGGTTCTCCATACCTTGGGCAGCTTCTTTAGCACTAAAAGCTGTATCAGCGCCCAACTTGATAGCCTGCTTATTCATCTTGACCATTTCACCGCTTGTGGCTCCTGAAATAGCTTTAACACGGCTCATACCATGGTCGTAATCCATACCGGTTTTAATCGCGGCAGCACCTAGTGCAACAACTGCAGTAGCTCCAACTTTAACCGACTTACTTACCAATTTTGATGAATTAGCAACTGCTTCGGCAGGACTTTGACTGTTTTTCATAGCAGTTTGGAAGTTCTCATAGGACTTCTGTGCCGATTTAAACGCATTGACGAATTGACCCACATCAGCTTTTAACTGAGCAGTAGTTGTATAATTATCCATTAATTTTTAACCTCCTTTCCTCGAAGTCTTTGTAATCGTTTAGCTATAGCCACAAGATCTTTATCCATCTCGGATTCTTTCTTCTTGTGCGGTTCGCCATGTAACATCAATTGCAAAGTTTTCTCGTAATCAAAGAAGTCTTTAAATTCTGGAAATACATATTTGTTGTCTTCGCCAACAGCTGCAGCTATTCGATTCAAGTAAGCTTGCAAGTAGATATTTTGAAGCTGATCGGTTAGCTTACGAGTGGCAGCTTCTCGTCGAATACCAAATTCAACTATGGTCATTCGCTCAATAGTCAACATGTCGTTGATACCAAACTGTGACATGGCCTCAATTATCAGTTTTCGATAGGTTTGAGCAGACGACTCTACTCTTGAGTTGTCTTCTTGTTCACTTCGTCCAGATTCTTCTTGAATGTTGTCACTCGCTTCTTGGTCATAGGTTGCGTTAATAAGTTTTTTGCTAATTCATCACAGATTTTGTCAATTTCTTTTGGATCAGTTTCTGAGTAGAATTCATCAAAATCTTTATCAGTGAACACAAATTGTGTGGCTGTGGCAGCTGCTAAAACATCGTCTAGCATTACCAAATCGTGATTTTTGAGCTTGTCATAGGCGTTTTCCAAGCCAACGCCATATTTTGCAACTTCGTTACCTGTAAAATAGCGGTTATCCATCTCACGAATGAATCTGATACCGAAATATAATTGAACCTTTTGACCGTGTAATGTAATTTCCATAATTTAATTTCCTCCTAAAGAAAAAAGGCACGATTTTTTAACCGTGCCCAATTGTTGTATTTGATATTCTATTAAACTTCTGGTGCTGGATCTGTAACAATTGTTGTATCAGCAAAGGCATATTGCACTTCTTGTTGTTGTTCATCAGTTAAGGTAGCAAAACCATCGACAGGTTTCTGATCGATATTTGCTTCGGTCTTTAACTCGTCCAACTTTCCAATTTCAGATGGAACTTCCCAAGATTGAAGATATCCTTGAGCATACTTAGCTGGATACTTCCCTTTGTTTTCCCCTTCTTCTGTCACTTTACCTTTCAAATCGATGTCCCAGAATTCCAGCTTTTTAGAATTTAGAACAGCATCTTTAAGTGTCAAGTTGACATCATCTCTTGATGAAATGGCGTTAATTTCAAGCGTAACAGTTGGTTCTGCAGCACTATTAATTGTTCCATCCTTTGTTGATGTTGAATCTGATTTAGCTTCGATCTTCCAATCGTGTTTAGTTTGAAGTGCTAGCTTGGAAGCACCTTTCTTCATTCGATCCTCAAACACACGAATCATTAGAATTCTGTCTTTACCATTTACTGGTGAAGCTTCTTTAGCTGCTACTGCTTCAGTCATATTTAATTACCTCTCTCGTCTTGTAGATAAGAAAAGTCCACGGTTAATATGCCGTGGACTAAACTTTCTGTTTTATTTGAATTTTCTTCTTGAATTACTGTATTCACATTCTCAAATTGATGAATATTGTTATCTGTTTGTGGTAGCGATAACCTGACTTTTCTCATCAAATCGGTCATCAATCGACGTTTTTTCTTTAATCCATATATATGAACAGTTAGCTGACTACTTCCAGCAGTTATATACGGGTCTTTGGTACGTTTGGGCTGGTCAAACTGTTCACCAACATAGATGAATGGATAAGGTGCCACCTCCGGCAAACTATTGTATGTTTCCTTGGTTAGCCCATAACATAATTTGAAAGTATCGTCGTAAATCGATTGCAAAATATCTTTCTTCATTTAGGCTTCACCAGCTCACTCATCCCCTTTACGAACTTGTCACGCTGCTCGTAGTATGCAGGCCGAATGTGAGGTGTACCCGGCTGATAACGTGTCCCATATTCTTGATACGGATCGTAATCAGCATCGCCGGAAACTTGCCCAACAACCTCAGCACCTTCGCCCTTGATATCTTGATGAATTTCACGTTTTAGATGTCCAGTGTCAACTGGTGCCTTACGCTCAGCGTTCTCCTGCATCTCGGCTGTATTAGTTCTGACAACCTTTAACGTGTCATCAACCGTTATCAATCCTTGCTTTAGATAATCCTCTAGTGACTTGCTATAGGTCATATCAAGCTTGACTCCCATTTGAATCACCTCGCATATAAATAATTTGTCTGTTCCCAACTACGGTTTGATTGACAAAAAAATAGCTATGATCCTTCCATTTGAGTAAATCATAGCTATCTTTATATCTATTTTTGAGATGGATAATAATTTGATCAGTCTTTTGACTGCCCATTATTTCATCCCGATTTTCTTTAACTGGTGTTGTGACCTTGGCCATTCGATCAGTATCTACCTCGCCGCCATCAACCTCTTCACCTTCGTCAAAATCATAATGAGATTTTACTTTCTTAACGAATGTGACTTTATCAGCGAATCTCATAAGAATCTGACCTTGCCTTTACCGGTCGTAGAGTGTTTAACATTCCATCGGTCGATATCGTCTAAAAATGGTGCTAGGTCGTCGACTTGCCACGTTGCTGATACTTCATTCTCACCGCTGGAAGTCTTGCCCTCGTCGCTGATTCTATTGAATCGTGATATTGAGGCATCAACTACGATATAACTCAATTCGTCCGGTACTTTGTCAGCATCGATCAAGTTGAGCAGTCTAGCCTTGATCAGTTCGATCACAGCTTTTAACGTCGTGTCTGAATCCTCAAAGCCAGCAATATCCTTAATTCGTTGCAAAACATCGTCGTTATCCATTAACATCACCTAATTTCTCTGAAATCTTGGCAAGCAATTGGTCTTTGGTATCAGCAGATGAATACTCAATGTCGTTAGCGTCCATGAATGCAGTTATTTCAGCCTTAGTATTGTCTGCTGTGGGTCTTGTCAAACCCGCTTGTGTATCGGGTACTAGGCTTTTGGGTCTACTTCGGCTGTTGCAGAATCTGCAACTGTTGCAACAACAACTTTTGTATCGTCGTATAGATATGCTGCATAGTGCTCATCAGTTGTAATAATTGTCATCTTCTTAATGATGTCACGTTGTGTTTCGACTTGTACACCACGCTTTGTGATTAGCTTTAGTGCTGGTGATTTCGGATTGACCTTGATAAAGATTGCTTCGTTAGCTGCTAACTTACGTGAACGAACAATTTGAACGCCTAGCACATCGTAGTAGGTTCCATTAACTAATTGATCGGCACCGGCTTCTGAACCAGCTTTCTTTTCAATCGAATCGGCACGAAGCTTTGCGGCCGTCACTGGATTAAAAATTGCAACTACTACTGAACTGTCTTCATCGTTAAATAGATCTGTTGCAGCTTGTACGCCTTCAACGGTTGGAGCAATTGAAACTGTTTGAGTTCCTGTTTTAGCAGCAGCAAGCATATCGTTATCAATTTTGTTGGCAATCGCTAGTGCTAATTGTTTAGTTGATTCTCCCGCTGGATCACCGAAACCACTCAATACAGCTTCGTCAGTAAATTCTGTACCTTTGCCAGCTTTCTTAACTGTTACTGATTTACTCTTTGTTCCAAGTTTATCTAATGGAATTGGTTCACCTTCTGCAACATCTTCAGCATCACCGATGTATGTGTATGAAGGCATCTTCAAAGTGTCACCCGGTTGGCCTTTCAAGGTTGTATCTACTGTTGCTAAAGCTGTGAAACGTAGTGCACTAGTCAACTCATAAGAAATAATTGGAGCTAAAACTTCTGGATTAACCAAATCTGCTAATTTTGATGGTGCTGTATTTTCTGCCATTATTTTAATAGCCTCCTGTTAATTTAGTAAATTGTGTTGGATCATCTTTCATCAATTTAGCTTTGTCGAAATATGACATAGAGTTAAATTCATCTTGTGTTACTTGTTTAGCCACGGCACCGCTAACTTTTGGTGTCTTACCGGCCATGAACTCACTTCGTGTTGATTCTTGAATTGAGTTAGCAAAGTCAATCAGTGATTTAGCATTTGAATAAGTTGTTTCATCATCAGTTGACACAACCATATTCAATACATCCGAATTGACGTTTAAACCGGCTTCCTTAAAGACTGAATCAGTTTGAGACTTGGCTTCTGACAACTTTAACTTGTCTTCAAGCTCTTGAATCTTGCTATCTTTAGCAACTTGTTCTTGCTTGGCCTTGTCATCTTGAGATAGTTTCTTAACGTCCTTCTTGCCAGACTTCAAGTCTTCAATAGTCTTGAGTGCATCAGCTAATTTCTGCTCTGTATCAGACTTTTCAGCGGTCATCTTACCGATTCGACCTTTTAACTTTTCTACCACTTTATCTGAATCAACAGATTTATCCTCTGACTCTTGACCGTCGACATCCGCGGAGTTATCGACATTTTGATCAGTAGATTTTTTTGTTTCATCTTCGGTAGCTTGGTTCTTTTCTTCGTTGTCCATGTTGTTACCTCCACTCGCATTTAAAGACTTGGGAGTCTACTCAAGTTATTCTTTTAAGCCTGTAATCAGGGAAAAAGGCATAAAAAATAGCCATTAGATAGTTTCTAATGACTAATAAACAATATTTGTATTTTTCTGTTCTACTTTTTTATCAGATTTAATAGATGTCTTTACAATCTCAAGTAACTCTAATGCGGCAGCCTTTGTAAGAGTTCCATTTTTAAATCCTTTATATTCAAGAATTGGAAACTCATCATCGAACTTATCTTCATATAATTTCATAGCTTCTTTATATATTGCACGTGCATCATCATCAATATGAATCATAATAATCTCCTAACTATTACTAATGGTATCAAGTAATTCGTAATATTTTTTAGCAGCATTAGGCATGTACTTTTCCATTATTTTTAGTTTTTCTGGATCTTTAGCAAGTGATTCAGTCATTTCGGCAACAAACTCTGTACTTGTGGTTTCATAGTTTGACCAATACTTTTTCCCACCATGACCATATCCCAGTGGTGCTACATCAAAATTGCCTGTTGATTCCAGCATATCCGACAAAGTACAATACTTTGATTCATCTTTTCCGGATTTAATATCAGTTTTTATATTATCAATAAAGCTTTTTTCAGCTTTTGATCGCTTATTTAGCAAATCCATACGATTTAATCTATATTCCTTTGCTAAATCGGGTTTTCTAGGTCTTCTACCCAAGCTTGCAACATCTGGTATGTCTCCATAAACAGCCTTATCTAAATCACCATGAATTACTTCTGTTAAATCATATTTACCTGCTGATGATAGATATTGAGTTTTTTCTTCAACTTTCATCATAGAAGCGGCAACTTTCCTTTTAACAATTCTTCCTGTTTTTACCCTGTCTGAACCCATCACGTCTTTCAACGAAAAATGATCCATGGCATGCCCTAACTCATGAAAGACAGTTTCTAGTGGTTCTTTATAACTATTTCCGGTAAAAGCTTCATCAGTTAGATTAACTATATTAAAACCAAACGAATTACCTACACTAGAACTTGAGCTTCTGTAAAATTTATATTTATCAGCATATCTGTTTATGGCTCTTCTTAGCCTTGGATCGAATTCTGGTGAATTAATTGTTTTAGTGAAGTTATTATAAAATTCATCTCCAAAAACGTGTTTCATATTACTATTCTCAAACTTATTGGAAATATTGTCCTCGCTTGAATCAGATTTAATAGCCTTTTCTAGTTCTTTATCCTTTGGACCCATTGAAGCAGCCTTAGAACACCGACAATTGGCATGAATAGGAATATTAGGTACCTTTGATAATAGATAAATGCCATCGTGGTATGCAGCAATGTCAGCACACTGACCACAAGCATCAATTGAAGCTATCCAAACACAATACTCATAACCTGAGGCTTTAAAGCTCTCCATCTGAGCCACGTCTTCAACTCTGGCAGTCTCTGTTATGGCTATTCGCTTGGCAACGTACGAACGGTTCTTGATAGTTTTATCAATCAACGGATATAACACTTGCTTTAACTGATTAGGGTTAGTCCCCTGAATCATAGCTCTTGAAATTATTCCATCAAGTCGGCCTTTCAATTCGTCATGAGCTACCCAAATTCGATCAGAAAATTTAGCACCATTAGTTGACGCATTAACAACCTGATCGACTTTCTTAGATATATTATCAAGCTTCTGATCGCCTAAAATACCAGCTTGCCGCTTAACCTCATTTCTGAATGATGTAGTGAGGTGCATGTTCACATCTCGATATATACCGTCATCCATTTCAGTCAACGCCAAACCAGTTTGAGCCTTCAACATCTCCAATCGATTGATTTTCATTGTTGAATTATAAAGTTGCAACTTGTCATTGGCTTCCTTGCTGAAATCTTTGTCAGCAACCATCTTAGCAGCTGTAGAATTGAATCCTTGAACATCGAACTTGGCAACCTTTTTTCTAGCATCGGCCATTGTCAATTTGTTATCAGCTGCATAATTCACATAGAAATTACTTATCTGTTTATCAATGTCCGTGATTGCCTTTCGATAATGTGATTCAAGCTTCTTAGATAATTCCTCATCACTCAATTGACGCCGTTCTAGCCACTTCTTCTCTCGCTCCATCCAATAATTATCAGCCATGACTAATTATCTTCTTTCGACTTATCATCGCTAGAATCGCCATTATTTGAGTTTTGAGAGCTACCAAAATTGTAATTAACTGTGTCTTTATTAACTGGCTCGGCATCCCTCTTCTGATCCTCACTAATTTGATCAATTTCCGATTTAGGATCATCAACAATAGACAAGGTTGAAAGCTGTGTCTCTTGAGATGTGATGCCTGATAATGTAGCGGCAGTTTGAGCTTCCTCAACTAAATTGGATGGCAAGTTACGTGTAAATTTAAACTTCACATTCTGCCATTCCTCAGCTTTATTTGACGGAATAACATTGCCAGTACTGAATACAATCTCAAATAGCTTACGAAGTGATTTAGTAAACTTACGTTCTTTGTTGCTTGCTAAATTGCGCATTGAAAGTAACTTGTATTGTAAACTGACGCCACTAGCAGCATTTCCAAATGTATCGTCTGAAATGTTGGCCACCATAGAAATTTGAAAGATAAGGTTATTCAATCTATTGATAAGATTTTCTTGTTCTCCATCAGCGTTAGGCTTCTCCATGAACTCAACTACGACATCTTGACCGTCCTGACTAGCGAGATTGATAATGTGATTATCTTTAATCTGCTTGAGTGTATCTTCATCAACTTCGCTGCCTAGAATTTTCATATACGCATCGGCGAAGTATTCAACGTCGTTGGCTTTCTGTGATAGAGCGTTATTGACGCCATTGACCAACGTTTCGATATTCTCGAATGTCCCTTGTCGTTCTTCGTTTTCGAAGAATTCAATAGCAGGAATATTCTTGTATACATTAGCTGTCTTGTTGCCTAATTCAATATCATATAAACCATCAGTCAAACAAACTTGGCCACTCAAATTATTATCTGAATCATAGCTATACATCACGAATCCTTTAGCTTTCTTGGCCACTGTATCATCATAGATAATGAACGAGTGTATAGGATCAACGACAGTAACACAAGTTTTCTTGTCTTCGTTCTGGTAGATGTAAAAATAACTTCTTCCGTAAATGCTGACTTGTTTTGATGCTTCAAATATCAAATCAAGTAATGAATTATAGTTAACGAAATCTTGTAGTGAAGTATTTAAATCTTCATCATCAAGGGTGATTTTTGGCGGAATCCCATCAAAAAAACCGTTGAAAGTATCAACTATGTATTTAGGATAGTTGACCACTAAGCAGTTATCAGGTTTATCAATATCTGACTTCTTTTGTTTATCCAAAATTGGATGATGTCCTTTGTAAAATTGACGTGCCACTTTATATCTGTTTTCGGTGTAAGTTTGATTCTGCTTAACCATTTCTTTGATATCGTCAGCAGTCAAATCATCTTCTTGTGGAAATAAAAAAACCGAATCATCAGTAACACTCCATTTTTGATCACTCATTACATCACTCCTTTCAAATTTATAAACTGTGCTTAAATAGATGTACTTTAACTTTGTTACGTGAAGCTACAACCATATATACGAAATATCTCATTGCATCCATGGCATGATCATGTTCCTTAACGGGCTTATCTTCGCCGTGCTGCTCTGCTTTAATATCCCACACGTATGAAGCAAACTCCTTAAACAGATTAGTAAGCGTCTTGCTAAACATAATCTTGCCTAGATTCATCGCAGATTGCGTCTCACGAATACCGTTGATCACATCATTATCGGCCTTGATAACCGTATAACCTCGCTGCCGTAGCTTAGTAATGAACGATGCTGCAGACGGATCAATAATAATTTTGGCTTTGATACCGCCTAGAAATTTATCCAATCCATCAGCGTATTGATCATCAGTTCTCTGATGCTTGCTTGTACGGCCAGAATAGTAATATTCATTAATGCAGTACCAAACGCCATTAGAAAAGCCCCACAACAGAAATACTGTGGGGTTCAACGTTCCGTAATCGCAACTAACATAATATTTTTCAAAATGCTGATTGGAAGGAATATCAACAGTCATCGAACTCTTATCGAAGTTGTCGTAGATAACACCTTCTGATAGAACCCACAGACCTAAGATGTAGCGTTGATAGAACGTACCTGTATAAGTACGCATGTATCTATCTTTAACGTCCTGAGCCAGTGAGGGGTTATCGTCCATCGTGAAATGAATATGCAAAGCGTGCTTCTCTGTTATCTTGTCAATCCATTCCGTCTTGAACCAATGATAGGGCCCTTCTGGATTGCAGTTAAACCACAGCTTTGAGCCACTTACTGAACAACGTGCAACAGCTTGATTTACAAATGACTGAGGCATTAAAGCTACTTCATCAAAGAAGAATCCTGCTGCTGTTAAACCTTGAACGAGGTCTTGAGCTGATTCATCCTTACCACCAAAAATAAAGTAATAATTGGTAACACCATTCTTGGATATCTCCAGCATATTATCGGCACGCTTATCTTTAACGGAATAGCCACGTCCTCGTAGCATCTTCTTGAGCGGTCTGACGACGTTACGTCTGAACGAGCCTATAGTTTTACCAGCCATTCCAAACTGTTCATCTTGGAACGTGTGCATCGACCACAATATAAATGACAACGACATTGTTAATGTCTTACCCGATCGAACTGATCCATCACATATAATTACCTCTTTAGCCTTAGTCTTGCTATATCGCCACCAGCTTAATACTTGCAGCTGCTTTTTTGAAAATGTATTGAAGTGAAACAGACTAGTTCTCATCGTCATCACCCCAAATATTATCAGCAGCATTATCAATTGCATCTATGAAGCCATCATCTTGATTCTCATCGGCAACACCATTCAACTGATCGGCACGGTATTGGGCTATGTCAGCTTCGGCATTAACCTTGCGTTGCTGTGCCTTAGACATATCACTATCAAAGTACTTCATAAGTGAATCAAGTGCCTTCTGCTTGTCATACAGCTTAACTACAAGGCCATCTTTTCCTTTATGAATGTCTTGAACCAGTGACCAATCAATCTGATCACTTGGCTTTAGGAATATATCAGATACATGCCGTTCAACCGGATTATCGTCAGTATCAAGATATACATTTCCCTCAGTATCCATGACCAATTCTTTATGAACTGTGTAATCTAATACATCTCCCAAGCTAGCAAACGCCTGTTTCTTATACTCGTTAATGATGTCATCAATCTTAAGATAAGCATCAGTATGTGACTGTTTCTTTATAGCAGCTAATTGCTTCTTGATACTAGGTTTTACTAGGTTCTTGCTACCTTCTACATTAGCAACCTCGTAAGAGCTGTGATAGGCCTTCTGATAAGCCCACGTAGCGTTGAAACGTTGTAAATAGTACAAGCAAAACATCTTTTGATTCTCAGTTAATTTTGGATTGTCCTCAAGTCCATCAATATTTTTGGGTGCAACCTTTTTAGTTTGTGGGTGCAACTTTTTAGTTGCGGGCGCATCCCTTTTCCATTTTTCTCGACTTCGCCACGACTTCAATGTATTGATCGGTATATCGTACTTTGCAGATATATCTTTGTACTTCATGCCGTTAGAATAATCTTGTGCAGCTTTTTCCTTTTTATCCATTACATGGCACCTACCTCCTAAATTGAAATAAATAAAAAAGACCAGTCATAATTGACTGATCTTCTTTATATAGTCAGGCATGGAATCGAACCATGCACCATCATCAGTATT